GTAATATCGGCCATGTCACTTCACCCCGAGCAGGGCACGGACGCGAGCGTGATTATTGGTAGCGAGAGCGCCCGCAAGGTTTTCGACTAAATCGTCTGTCCCCGTCCCAGGCTTTATATCCCTAAGTTTCCCCCTGATGGCGTTGAGCATGGGGAGGGGGATATCCTCCACGTTAACACGGAAAAAAGCCATCTGTTTAGGTGAGAGGCCCTTAACCTGTGCAGCAAGAGCCTCTTTGCGTGACCTGGAAAACCCAGAGAAATCAGGAAAGCGCGAGAAATCGTCCATAGCAATAGAGCCCGCAATGTTCTCAATCAAATCTTTTGTTTCAACAAGTTCTTTAACCTTAATATATCTCTTTATACTTTGGAGTATTACGGGGGGTATCTTATCTTCCTTAACACGCGCGACAGCAAGCTGTTCCGGCGAAAGCGCCCTAAACTGAGCAGCAATCCCTTCAAAAGATTCCTCCCCCTTGTCGGGTACTAGCCCAAAGAAGGTAGTATTGCTTGGGTCGGCTACGATAGGTAGAGACAGCCGCATAGCTTCAGTCTTAATGTCAAGGCGAGAAGGCTTCTTATCCTCGCTCTGTATGTAGTTGTATATGAAAGACGCCATCTCGTTATTTAGCGCTTGAACTTGACGGACCTCTGTTGCGCTTGCGCTTGCGTTTTCCTTGAAGGCGTTAAGCAGACTTTGCGGAGCGTGATCTCGCAACACGCTCTCACCCGTCTCGTATATCGCTTGGTTTTCCTCTAAGTCTTTTAGAATGCCTTGCGCATCACCAATAAGTTTAGAAGCAGTGCGAACCTCAGTTTCCGTTAGTTTAGCGCGTTTCTCGTCGAGGTTTACTTTAGCACGCTCTCTTAGGGGGAGCATACGAATGGAGTGCAACGTCTTCCCGTCTGACACGCGCGCATAAATCGCTCGCTTACGAACTCGATCTTCTGCGAGTTGCAGCGCGTTCATAAGAGGCCCATTACCAGAGATAAGCCTAAAACCTTCTGGGTTCGATATAGCAAACGCATCGAGAGATTTCCCCTCCCACACCCAAGCATACGCCGCAGCAGACACTTCTTTCAACTGATCTTGTTCTGCTAATCGAATTTCTGCATACCGCACCTTCAGACGCGAAACAACTTCATCACGCAGCTTTGCATCCTTAATCTCAGCGCGAGCCTTCTCCAACATCTCGGTCTCTGGTAAGTTTAGTGCAAAATATTCATCAACTTTTTCTTGCGCTTGCGCACGAAACACCCCAGGCTCAAGCATCTGCTTAATCTCAGCCCGAGCAACCCCGTCGATACGATCCTTGTTTGCGTCATATATAGCTTGCGCCGCATGAGGGTCTTGCCGAAGTGCCGCCACGATAACGCTACGTAAGATATGCGTTTGAGATTTCTCTACCTTGTGGTTAACCACTTCGGAAGACCAGCCGCGACGTTTTCCCATATCGACAACCTCAGCCCGCGCAGTAGCGAGAGAGACAGCAAGCACCCTTGGGTCGAACGGGCTCGCCGCTGCATCGTCCGCAGCTTCACTCTGGCGTGCCTCAGAAACCGTATCATTGGCCGCTTGCCGTTGCGTCTCGTAAAACCGCACAGCAGAAATGAGTTCGCGCTCCTGCCGCCCAAGCGACGAAGCGTCAAACATATCTTTAACGCGCCCATTCTTAGCCTGCTCTCCCAACGCTTTTCGCGTCTTTTCAAGCTGCTCGACCATGCCGGGGTGCGCATCAACCGCAGCCTGCCCTCGAAGCGAATAATACCCAGGGTTCTGCTCAGTGCCGTCGCCGTACCCAATGCTTCGAAGTGCGGAAGAAAACTCTACATCGAGAGCTTTAGCATCCCGCTCGTTATCTTCCGCCTGAAGCTTGAGTACGTTCTGGCTAAGAAGGTCTCCCGCGCCGCTAACAACGTCCCCAACGCCTTCAAGAGCCTTCCCTTGCGCGCCCCCAAAAGCCGATACGTTCGCTCCACGCGCGCTGTCGAAGACCGGTGTAGCGGGACGGAGAGCTACAGAGCCTCCAGGCTTAGCGGTAGGAACAGTAGGCATCACGAGACCCCCTCACGACGATAATTGTACCACCTGTCCGCCACTTTAGCACCGCCCCCAAGAACCGTAGAGAACGACTGTGTAACGGAAGCTCGCTTTGCGCTACGCCCCGAAAGCTCTTCAAGCCTAGCTTCACTTCCAAAGTTTGCCCCACGCTGGCGAAGCTCTAAAGCCTCACGCTCTGTGTTACTGCGAATAGCAAGAAGATCAAGCGTACCCATAGCGGATGTATCAGTGATGAGATCAAGAGCGCTGTCCCGATCTACGAGAACGCCATTCGCGGCCAAGGCAGCGCGCTGTGCCCCAATCAGTTGGCGCGTCTCAAGCGCCTTTCGAGTAGCTGCTACACGCCCTCGATACTCCGCGTCCTCAGCAGCACGATCAGCAAACACTTTGTTGTTGCGTGCGACCGCAGCACGATAGTTCCCCTGCGCTTGCGCTGCACGGCCTGCTTGAATTTGTCCAGCTGCGCTGAAGGTGGTGCCCGCAGCGAGCAAACCCACAGAAGCGAGACTAGCGTTACACATCTAAACCCCCTAGATGGAAAGGGTGGAAAGGGAGGCTATCATACCCCATCTTAACAGGCTCTTCAATCGTAAACCCTAACCACGCAAGCCAGCGAACGGAGAGCTTATTACGCGCGTCTACGTAGTTAAGCATGTGAGGATACCTGAGTTTCCACGCAGACACCACACGCTTGCTGGCACGCAATACCTCAAAAACGTGATCGTACACGCCGTCTGTCCCGAGCGCCCAAGGAGAAGCAAATTGACCAAGGACCGTCAACTGACCTACGCCAAAGACGTAGAAAGGCCCGTGCTCATCCGCAGCAACCCGTAGGGTGCCACGTGATACCTCCATAGAGTGTTGGAGCGCCTCAAGAGGCGCGTACCGCGAGAGGGACCATACCTCGTCTCGATCAGCCTGCCGCATATGTTCTGCGAGATACTCCATATCGCCTAGATGATAGGTGCGAATATTAAACATCTTCGTCCCCTACCTGTATATCGGGGACCGAAGCAAGAACGGTCATAGGTAGCGGATACCGTTGACGCATCCAAACACGCCCATTTGTGTTCCACTCGCTAAGAAGAGTGATCTTCTTGTCGCCCGTCAGCAGAGCAGTAGGATCGCCAAGCTTCTCGTACTCACGCTGCTTCATCTCTACGAGAGCGTCTTCGTCAGGACCGATGAAAAGCCCACGTGATTTCTCAAAACGAACAGTAACCGCTGGAATGACTTTCGCTTTCCCTTGGATAGTGCCCTCAGGGGCTTCAACATCCAGCGTCACTATGTCGGAAACAAAAGAGAGACCAACGTGAACGCGGCTAAACTTACGAGGCAACGTAATCGACCCGCTGGCGACACTTAAACCGGAGATCACGTTACCGTCAGCCAGTACAGCAACCTCTTCACCCTCAAGAAAGTTCAGCCCCCTCACAACAGTTACCGCTTTCCGAGCGGTGCCCCCGCTAACGTAAGCATTAAACGCAGACCCGTCAATGTCGTTCCCGTCGCTGTCGTTCAGTTCAAACGTATTAGCAGTTTTGTTAGCTACCGTGTACCGACGAGTGTTCAACTGGTCAGGCTGCGTACTCGTCGCATCTGCATCTACGTCAGCAACCCACGTGATATCGAAAATATCAACTTCATCGTCATCCGAAAACCCATGAGCCGTCGCAGATATTACCACGGGATCAGCAGCCGTTGCGTTTGTGATTGTCACAGGGGCATCGTATGACGCCCCGCAATCCACAAAGAAAGCATCGCGCACGTCTGTAAACTGACGAGAATGCGTAACCTCTATGTGCCGAACCGTCTCACCGTTGATGGTGCGTTGGATGACAAAATAAATAATATCTTCCGCTTGAGTGGCAGAATGCTTCAGCGTAGCGCACGCCTCATACTTACCGTTCGTGTCCCACGTACTCCAGGCCACTACTTCCTGCTCCGACTGGAAGGTTAAGCACACGAGAGTGCCGTCGCTCATCACGTGGTAGATGATGGGGTCGGGGGCACTCGCGTAAGTCCAGTCGTCTATCGTTTTCTCTTCGAAGAGGTGGTTAGCGAACAGGCTTAGCTGAGACCCCGTGTACCCGTCGCGCTGTAGCTTGTACTTAAAGCTCCGCACACTCGCTTGGTTCTCAGTAACAAACAGCACCTCTTCGCCCGCAATGATCGGACGTAAGTGCGAGCACCCCCAATCTGACTGAACCTTCTGCTTGATCGTGCTAGTCGTAAAAGCGTTATCAGAAGACCCAGAGTTTACGCGCCACTCCGCTCCGCTCGTGAACACGAGAAGATCATTCAACGGCACATAATGCCGAATGTCGTTCACCTCCCGAGCGTTCAACGTGACTGTGATAGCGTCATCTGCTTGCGCAGGGATCGAGTTAGACAGGTTGTTAGGTCGGCCCGTCTGGCAGTAGTACGAGGTATCCGGGTTATTAAGCGTCCCCCCAAACACTCGGCGCTGCTCGTAATAGGAGACCGCACCTGGGTAATTGTTCGCATTCCGAAGGGGATCACGCGCACGCGGAGGCGAGATATCCAAATTNGAAGCGAAGTCGTCGTCAAGGAAAGACACTAGCTCTGTCTCCCCAATCAGCCCGTACAACCCGTTGTCTTCCCGGTACACAGCATATCTCTGCGCACCCGATACAGCCGTCCACGTGACAGTGTTATCAGGCGTGGCGTTACCGTTCGTAATCTCGACAAACGTCTGGTTCGCCGTACCTCCGCTAGAGTACGCAGTGTACGCCGTGCTATCTTCCCCCTCTAGCTCAAATGTATTTGCAGCTTTATTAGCCACTGTAAACTGCCGCTCATTAACTTCCGTCATCCCCACAACGCTGTCGATATACACTTCATCGCCATCAGCAAAACCGTGCGCCACTGCGGTAGCTACAGCAGGGTTAGCCGCAGTTAAGCCCGTGATGTTTTTACTGGTGTTATTTAGCCCCGGCAGGCTCTCTTCATTAGTGTCTTCCGCAGTCGAAGTCACACGGTACCGAACAGTCACCGCAGCAGGCGTACCCGCTGTCACAGTCTGGCCTGTGGGTCGCGCAGCATCAGGGATAAATTGCGCGTCCGCGATTGTCCAAGCCGCGTGGCCCGTTCGCGTAAGCTCTTGCGTTCTGTAAGAGGGATGCGTCAGCGTCATCGTGTCTGCCGACTGCGTAAACTTCAACTCAGCGAGATCAGCTTGCGCATAGAGCGTAGTAATCTCGTACACCTTAGCGGCCGTACCCGCTGAAGAATACGCAGTGTACGCGGACCCATCGATATCGTTCCCCGTCACTTGGTCAGTCAATTCGAAATCGTTTGCGTTCTTGTTCGCCACAATAAACCGGCGAGTGTTCAACTCGATCATCCCCACAACGCCGTCGATGTAAACCTCATCCCCATTCGAGTACCCGTGCGCCACAGCCGTCACCACAACAGGATCAGCAGCCGTCGCGCCCGTGATGTTTACTGCGGTCTCAAGCACGTGTCCCCCGTCACGCATAACACGCATATACGTGGCCCCAAACTCCAGCATATACGTGTCTGTAGTCTTAAACCTAAAAGGAATTATGCGGGCAGCATACGAATGTTCTTTCGTGGGGCCGAGGAAAGTTTTACCGGGGCGATTGCTAATACCCCCAAAAGCGCGAACGATACAGTTCCGCGCTTTCCGTAGCGCGACATGGTACATCTCTGTATCCACGCGCCCATACAGGGCGGGTGCGATCTCTCCCCGAGCGAATGAAGGCTGGATGAAAGTGCTCATGCTGTCCGCGCCCTAATCACGTCAGCATCCCGAGGCGCACGCCCTTGGGCCGACATCGCGTCATACGCAGGCGCTTGTATCGCGAGCCTGTCGAAAATCCCCAGCATGACACTCTTTAGCTTACTAGAGCCTGTGATCTTCTGTGCGATAAACGCGGCCAGTCGATAGGAAAAAGTATCGATGAAGTGGGGCGAGAACATATTCGGGTCCGTCTGATCGAACGTATAGACCAGCACAGCATCCTCTTCGTCCGTTACGATTGTGAGGCGTGACCCGTCATCGTTTGTCTCCACGTCGTAGGGAACCGGATCAGCGGCAACTCCGAAGGGGTTCTCGATCCACCGGGGCTTTACGCAATCGGCGGGATACTGGTACCGATAAGCCCACTCGTTTGTGGGTGCGTCGTCGTTGTCGGTAGACAACGTGGTCCGTTTGCGCGCGAAAGTCCAATTGTGAGCCGCTAGCGTCTCCAGCCTCGCGAGATCGATAAACAAGTTACACACCTTAGCCTCCGCAGTATCCTCCGTGAGGCTCTCGATAGAAGTAGCCGCAGAGAGGTTTGCGAGCGCCATACGTGCAATTTTAACTGTACTGAAGATCGACATAGAAGCCTCCGCTGGGGCGTGATATCACGTGATACCACGCCCCTCCTGAAGGTTAGAGCCTACCGATCCTGCTGCACCTCGACATAATCGACAGTGAGCACGCGCTGAGCCCCTGAGCGGTTCGCTACCGCGATGCAAGGGGTCAACGCAGTAGAAACAGTCACAGCGCTAGCAATCGCACCGCCTGTGATCGCCTCACCGTCGATGTAGCCCTGCACAGCGCCCTCCGCAGTAACATCCACGCGGACAACGACATAGGTACCGTTGACAGGAGCGGAACCTGAGTGACCCGCATCCGTATCAGTATTGGCCGCAACGCCCCCGTGGAAGAACTCATCGGTGGTGCCGTCGGTGTCAAACATGACGCCAACCGCATTAGCAGCATCGCTATCGATAGTGTCAGCGCTAGCAGTCTTAAAGATCGGCAACTCTACCGTAGACGAGATCGTGTCAGTGAACCCGACAAAGAAAGCGACCGAAGTAATGTCGTCGATCTTGACCCGAGCCTCGATGCTGAGACCCCCCTGGTTCGCTTTCCAAGAAGTGTTGACGCCCGTAAGCAGCGTAGCGTTAGCACCATGCGCGCCGTCGTCGCTTGCAGACTTCAGCGTGATCTCACCGTTGACCGAAGCGGCCACCGTAGTAGCCACCTCATTAGCAGTGCCACTGCCCGCAGTCGAAGACCAGAAATCCGCCGGTCCAGCATCGGTGATGAGCCACGTGCCGTAGAAGTCATCGCGGAAGTTGAACTTCTGCGAAAACAACGACACCGCGCCAGTGGCAGTGAAAGCGCCATCGACGATCAACGCGCCCGCATACTGCCGCCCCGCTTGGGTCTGCGTAAACAAGAGATTACCATACTCATCGTGCCGTCGCTCGATTTGATAATCAGCATCAGAAATAGAGTACGTAGACGTACCACTGGTGTCCACGGTACAGTTGAGCCGCAGGCGCTCCCCGTGCTTAATGGTCGTATACGTCTCGCCCACGGTCGCATTCGCGGTGGTCCACGGACCCGCCACCACTTCCCAAGACCCAGAACCCGGAGAACCCTGCTCACGCTCCATCTGGATAGTTTGGTTGTAAGTGCCAGAGATGGAGATGGTGACCACCTCGCCCTTCTGCTGCAAAGCTAGTGTAGCGCTCTGCCCCGTCGAAGTGAATGTACTAGAAACAGTCGTCATGGCTTACGCCTCCTTTTTACCGCCCCGGCGAGAGCGCCGAGACGCAGGCTTAGGCTTGGGATCAGCTTCACCCTCTTCACGCGCGAGAGCGTCAGCAAACTCTTTCTGCCGCTGGCTTGCAGGCTTACGCGCCTCCAAGTTTGCATCAGCAGTCTCTTCAGCCTCTTCATAAGCCTGCTGTACTGCTTTCGCAGCCGCAACTCCGATATCTTCATCAGCAAGAACCGGGTCTTCAGCCTTCGGAGGCTCAACCTCTTCATCAGGCTCCACGATCTTTGCGGTTGAAGGTATATCATCCCTGTACTTGTCAGGGACGCTCTCATGTCTGCCCTTGCTGAAATGCCGAGCGAGCTTCCCGCCAGGGCTGAACCATCCAAACTTGAAAATCACTATCATGCTCGATCTCCCTAACCGGAAGGTGGGAGACAGGTATCACGTGATACCTGTCTCTGCCCCTCGCCCTAGTTGCTGGCGTCCGCGTAAGACTGCCAAACCGCACCCTCCAGCGTCAGAAAGGCGTTGATCGTCATGTCGTCTTCCTCTTCCGCCGCTGGGAGGACGAGAAGGCCGAGATACCGCTCGTATCCAGTGCCGCCCGCAGTGCCACCCGCAGGCAAGGGAAAGACAAAGGTCTTACCCGCCGTAAGCTGCGCCGCCGTGAAAACGTCAGTCGCGAGGTGCCGCGTCTCGGTGCCGTCTACGGCGATAGCAGCCGCAGCGTCGGAAGCGAGGATGAATTGGGTTGTGCCGGTTCCGCCGCTGCCACCGTCCGCTGCCGTAACCACCTGGATCACCAAATACAGCGGGGGAGAGCCGGGTAGATCACGAGCGATACCCAGATCAATCACGTCACCCACGAGGGTCAAGGTGGTGCTAAGGCCATTGGCCGCAAGCTCGTCGCCAAACTCAAGTCGTTCGTCCATAATCATCGCACGTCTCCTTCTCTCGCGGCCACGCTACATTTACGTGGCCGCTATTTCATCGCTCGCGGCTTACGTGACCCGCGCCTCGTCCGCGCTCAGCGCATCGCAACGCCGGATCGGAATTTCATCGAAGTGGACTGTCCTGCGCCCACCGACATTCTCGACCTGGAGGGTCGAGTTCTGCACCGCAGCAGCAAGCTGTTGCCGAAGTTTCGTCCGAACAGTCCGCGACATATAGAACACCGGACGCCCTGAAGTCAGACTAGGCGGCAACTCAAGGGCCTGGAACATCAGATTTGGCAGATGCGCACCAGACGAAAACGCACCTGAGGTATAGACAAGGCTGAGCAGCGACTTGTCGATGTTACAGATGCGAACGACATAACGCCAGTCAGGAACCGTCAAACCAGTGTCCCACTTGAAATGGGTCCGGTAGCCTTGCATCCGACCGTCGTTGCCGTCTACGTTCTCGATAGTGACCTCGCCCAGGTCTTCCACCTCAAGGCCGCCCTTAGAGCCCTTGGGGACAATGCCGTGGATCGTATTCGGACCCCAGACCACCAGCCAGATCGAAGCATTATCAGTGCCCGTGCCGCCCCCGTCAATAATGTTGTCCGCGTTCTCAGCGCTAAGGTCATTAAAGCGCGGCGAGAGGCCGGTAAACGCCTCAGGCTCAGTGTTCTCGTTGCCGAAGATCAAGGTCTCAACAAGTTCCTGGTTCATGCCCTCGATGTGAGGCCGAGCTTCCGACAGGCGGAACGCAGCAGTATTGTCGTTGAGCTTAGCGAGAGCCTTATCAACTTCCGCATACGCCTCCAACATACCACAAGTGTCAACAACCTTCGCAGTCGTGGACTTAGTGGGCTGCACGCCTCCGTACATCTTACGCCACGTCGGCGCGGGCAGGCCTGTGCGCACAGTAGACTGATGCCCGGTAGCAAGATTACCCTCGACCCAAGTCATGTCGTCAAGAATTTCGTTCGTCTCGTTCAAAATCTCCGCAATAGCGGCGATCTGACCATTTGGGTCCGTGCGGGTAGCAAGGTCCAGAAGGGTCGGATTAGTTGCAGCTAAAGTAGCCATCACTTAACTCCCTTTCCGTGAGTGGGGAACAGACGATCAGCTTGGTTCTTCTGTTCCTCGCTAGGTTTACCGCCAAGGCGTAGCTTGTCTTCTGAAACCAACTGCCCCGCCTTGGCAAAAGTGCGGATGATTTCAGGGTGGTTCCCGAGGCCGGTTGCATCAAGAAGCTCCCGAACCTCTGGAGCAGCGAAGGTGTCGAGAAACGCAATCGAGTGCCGAACGCTTTCATCAAACTTCGCGCCGCCGATCTCAGGATCAGCTTTTGATGTATTAAGCCAGTCTGCGCTCTGCGCAGCGAAAGCTTCATCCTGCGCTTTGATAGCATGTTGTGTGTGCTCAGCGTGAGCCGTCACAAGTTTCTGCGCCTGCTCCTGCGTAAGCTTAAGTTCTTTCGCAATTGGCACAAAGTTATCAAAAGCGCCTTGATCGAACTCCATCCCCTCCGAAAGAGTAAAGCTCTCATATTTCTCAGGTGCACCCTCAGCCACCTTGTCAGCGTCAGCCACCTTGTCAGCGTCAGCCACCTTGTCAGCGTCAGCCACCTTGTCAGCGTCAGCCACCTTGTTAGCGCTGAGAGCCGTCCCCTCTTCCCCCGCATCCGTCAATTCTTCAGTCATACCTCGCTCCAATCTGTCTCTGTCGATCCTCATCCTCGTTACGCATAAGTATATCGACATTACGTTGCACAGTCAACACGTCCAACAAAATTTCAGAGCCTATGCTACGTCTTCCCTCAAGCCAAGCCGTAGTATGCGTGTTCTCGCCTTGAAAAGAAGCAGTAAATACCCCGCACTTCGAGAGGATGCGATGAATTACCGCCCTTCCCTTCGGGTCAGCTAGCACAAACTCCAGGTTCTCTTGGTCCCAAAGCTCCGCAAGACTGGCCCGCTTCTCGCGCTCTTGTAGCTCTTCCTCTTCATCCTCAAAACTTGTTGATCCTCTCAACAGATCAGCCGCCATATCACCCATTACGATCTCCCCGCAAAGCGCGACAACACGTTATCGTCATCTAGCTTACTGTTCGCCGCCGCCTGTCCAGCGTTAGCAAGCGCTTGCATAGTCTCAGTCTGCTGCTGTGCTAGCGCAGCTTGCTGCTCAGCCTGACGCTGCTCAGCTACAATATCGTCAGGTACGATAATCCCCGGAGGCGTACCGATAGCTTGCGCGTACTCACCCACCGCTTGATCCGCATTAAACTTCTTCCCGTCGCTAAGCTGGGCCGCAACAAGACTGGTCGTGAAAGCGGCCACGCGCTCGATACCCGTAGTGGCTACCGCACGCTGCGCCATAGCGAGCGCGGAGATATAGCGCACCTTTAAGGGCTTGCTCTGAAGCTCCTTAGGTGCGTCGGGAAGGACACCCGCCCGGTCGCACTGGTTGAAAACGCGCGTGACTGCTTGGTTCAGAAGCTCACCGTGAAGCTGCTCCAAGACGGGGCCTAATTGGAGCAGACGCTCCTGGTTACGCTCGCTAAGCTCCATCTGATTACGCGGCTGAATACCCTCCATCGCCGTAATCGCGAGAAAGAGGTTGACATAGAACGCATCGTCGATACGCCTCTCAACTGCGTTGATATCTTCCATCATCCCCCGAAGATCGGGAGTAACCTCATACACGGGGCGCAGCCCCCTACTGTCCGGCCCTGTGTCGTAGAGGTTGATCCCCCCAGGCAAACTAGACACTGGCCGGTTCTGAAGGCTGGTGGGTCCGTGGAGCGGCGGGTTCACCTGCTTGTCGATCGCTTGCGCCTTCCGACGCTCTTCCATCTGGAGGCCCTTAATA